ACATCTATAACGTGTATGTCGCCGCTTCTATCGACACCCATAATCATCAGCACAGAAAAATCAGCTTGCTCTGTTTTCTTAAACGCTGTATCTGCCGCTATAATTATCTGAGAACACTCTTGTGAATCTGTGTATCTCCACCAGTTCTCTTTTATAATGTTACCGCCTTTTATAAATGGGCTTTGTTGGTAAAGTGACGCAAACTCTCTTGGGTCTAGTCGCTCACGTTTTTTAAGTTCTTCTAATGGAAAGCGTTCTTCCCACAATGCTTCTTCTTTGTCTTCTATATAAAATCTTTTTTTAGGTGACACTGTACTTAGCTTGCCGCTTGGTATATATCTTGGGTCGTCAGGTGGCAGTGAGGCAACAGATTGCTTTATCCCACCTGACACCAACTTTACTGCTGGAAAGTTTATGTGATGCCAAGCACCTTCTTTCCAATCGTCAGTCTCCATTAGTCGTCCAGCAATATCATCAACATGCCAACGTGTGAGTATCATAATCTCTAGTGGCGACGTTCCATCTGGTTCAGGTTGCTTTCTAGTTGTAAGAGCACTGACGTAATATGACCAAGTCTTGTTTCGCTGTGTGGCACTGTCGGCTTCTTCTCTTGCCTTAATGGGGTCGTCAACCAATAGTAAAGTCGCCGCCCTACCAGTAGTAGAACCACCGATACCCGTAGCATAATAAGTGCCGCCTTCAGTTGTACGCCAATCATCAACAGCCCTAGACTCGTCAGACAATCGAAAGTCAGGGAAGGATTGTTCAACAATCTTCTCTCTCGCATGGTCTCTGGTCTGACGACCAAAGGTTTTAGCGAGGTCTTGGTTGTATGATGTAGCCAAAACATTTCTGTTTGGTTTCTTGGCTAGGTAATATACTGGGAATAGCGTTGAGGCTAACCAAGACTTTCCGTGTCTTGGTGGCATCGTGATGAGTAATCGTTTAGCATTTAACTCTCCTCTTTCTAATTTATCTAGTGTATCGACAAGCTCTACTTGAAAGGGTGCAAGCTCAAACTGAGGGGCTAGTGCCTTCACGAATCCTTGGAAGCTCTTCTTGGTTTCGTTTATCTGTAGCAATCTTCTCGCCGCTTCCACTCTCGTTACTTGCATCTTGATACTCTCCTTCTAAAGTCTCGGCTTGTTTAGCAATCTCTTGTAATTCTTCTATAGTTAGCTCGTCCATGTTTTTATTTTCTACAGTGTGCTCGTTAAAACTGTGGTGCAAGTCTGGCATTACTTTGTTTAACATCATGCCGAACAATCTAACTTGCTGATTGTCCCATTTTTTAGAGCCATCTAAAACCAGTCGCACATCAGGTATTTTATTTCGCACAACATCTAAAACACTGCGACGAACTCTGTCTACTTGTTGTGGAGTTACAGGCGGTAGACCAAAACCTTTTGTTGGGTGCGGATTTTTTTTAACAAACTTACCCATAATCTTCTCCTTTATTAGAAACATACCTTAATTAACCATGTTTAATCGTCCTTGTCTTATTTTTATTACAACGATTTCAATTTTTGGTGCGAAAATTCGTGGGGGTGGGTGACAGTGACCAGGAAGTCAGTCGGCGGAGTGGGGCTACCGCCCCACTAGACTAACAAACTAGTTTGTTAGTTGTCAGAAAACTAGTTTTCTGTCGCTAAGTCGTTGTTTTTGTTAGATTTTTGTTGCCTATCTAGGGCAAAATGTTAGTCGTTTAGTCGTTAATGTTTCCAAAGGTGGTAATAGGTTAGCAATTAACTGCTAGTATAACCAACAATCTTAATCATATCAAAGGTTTAGGAAGTTTAGCGATAGTCCCCCAAAGGGGGATAGGGGGGAGTAAATGATGAATCGTTTGTCGTTTTTCGGAATGACGAACTTAACCCAGTTATCCCTAATGGGTAACTACAACCGCATGGAGAATGCTATGCCTAAATCTGGCAAAATGACTCTGAAAGTAGTCGAAACTTTCACATCTAAGAACTTCGGTACTTGTGCCAAGACCATCAAGGTCGGCAACAACAAGCCAATCGCTATCAACCAAGTCGACAAAGAGACCTTTGGCGAGGTCGAGATGTCAGCCGACACCAAAGCTCAAGTCGTTGCTTGGGCAAAGTGTGAACTAGCCCAAAGGGAATGGAAGTCTAGGAAGTGTTTCTCACAACAAGCCAAGACTAACAACACCAAGGGTATCAACAGACTGAGAAAGTTGTTGGAGTTCCTTGGTCAAGGCAAGATGAGCCTTGTAAAAGCACCGAAGAAAACAACGACCAAGGCTACGACTAAGCCGAAAGTCTCTAACGAGTTGGCTGATGCCATCTCAAAGCTTAGCCCTGAAGTTCAGAATGCTTTCTTGGCTATGGCTAAAATCCAAGGACGTAAGTAATCCTTGGTAACTACCTGAACCTAGATACTCAATCGAGTATCTAGGTTTTTTTTTGCTCTGTGTCTGAGGTTCGCTACCTCACTGATGAGACTTGTAGTCGAAACACAGATTCATCAGTAACCAACAATCAACCTAGGAGTTCGATTATGATACATTTCGATAACAGTTTTTCTAACTTAGCAGTAACACCAGTCAACAAGTCTGACGAGAAGCCTTGGTCAACAACAGTTGGCAAAGATGCAGTAGACTTGGATATGTCTCTAGCTAAGTGGCTTGGCAGAAGGCTTGAGTTTCTAGCGAAACACAGCCATTCACACCCATCACATTACGAGAGTAACGAGTGGAAACAAACGTTGTTTACTCATGCTTTCTTCTTGCTTGAGTATGCCAAGCTTAGACGAGACCAAACTGATGTTACCAAGTATGACGTTTTTGTCGCTAAAGCTAAAGAGGCAATCAAGTTTTGCTCTGAAGAGTTAGATAACCTTTGGTCGTAACTTACTAACCCCCACCCTTTCGAGGGTGGGGGTTTTTTTTTGACTAAATTCAACCAACGAAAGGAGGGTGTATGTCAGCACCAAAGACAACAGATGACAACAACAAAGTCACTATTGAGCAAGTAGAACACTGGCTTGGTAGCGACTGGTCGTTCAGCAACATCTGTGAAACCTTGCAAGAGTTAGCCAATGGCGACTACGAGCAAGAACAACTACGAGAGGACATCAAGTCCACTTGGCAATCATCAACATGAAAGGAGGTCTGTTATGCAGACACTAGCAAGTGCGAGCAATCAAGCACTCAAAACGATTGCAATGAAGAAGTTCAACAACGTCATCATCAAGACCAAGAACTACTACAACGTCATGGTCAACAAGTATGGCGATAGCTTCAATCCACACACCGACCACACAATTCTCAGTGCGGTCAATGACTTCAACTCATTCCTGGACGTAGTAGAGAAGAACAACGTACTGCCAAAAGTCGTAACGACTAAGCTCTACAATGAGTTCGTTCTCGCTTACACAAAGGGAGTGTGAACATGGTTTATCTAATTCATGACATTGTCTTCTACAAAGTAGATGAAGATGGCAACGAGGTTAAAGATGCCAAAGGCAACGTAAAACTATACAAGCCAAAAGGCAGATGGAAAAGCCTTGAATATCTTACCGAAGATTTAGATGACGACAACTTCACAGAGATAGAGAGTGGAGGAGACTAGATGCCCCAAAGGGGCAATGGGGGGAATAAATGACGAGCGATTTAACTTTTTTACAGAGTTATTTCGTTCGTCTTGATTTCTGTCTCAAATGTGTTACAACTAATGAAAGAGAGGTTTATATGTTTCACATCATGCAAGATGCTGGATTCAACGACACTATCAACTTCGTTGTTTCTTTCATCTACGAACTGGCAATTAGAGGAGGTTTTCAATGAGAATCCACCGAACAAAAATTTATGTTCCACCGCCAACACCAGTGAATTACTTCACTAAATATCTACGTTGGCTTGGAATCTTTGTCGTTGGCATCATGCTTTATGCCACGATAATCATTGCAATCATTGAGTTCATGGGAGGTTGTGGCGAAAAAACATACTTCGCCGACAGAACTTGGACGACTAACGATTGCATCTTCATACCCTACGAACCAACAAGTGGGACGTGGTGATGTATGAAATCCACATCATTGACAAGGCTAACGACTTGTCATGGAAGTCAAGGCGACTATGCGAAAACTATCTCGACGCAGAGAGGTATGCTACTCGCCTTGCTAAAAGACTGACGGAAATGAACATGGTAGCTATCTCGCCCAAGATTAAGGGCGGTGTAGTTATGACATGGATTGTCGTCAACAACAACTTAACAACTATCCATGAGGCTATTCACAACCCTAATGGATAAACAACCAACAACCAATGGAGAATGCCATATGCGATATGTATTCGCAGACCTAAAGTCTTTCATCACAGACTACAAAAAATTTGATGGCGAACACTCTCGTAAACTTATTCGTAAGTTTGTCAACGATTGTGCTGACGAAATCATGCCGAAGAATTATCAATCCCTGATTGAGAAAGCTAGTGGCATGTCGTTTCGTCGTTACGTTGAATCAGTTGACAGATGTGTTCTTTGGCAAATGATTCTTGATTGCCAAACCAACTCAATGGACGAACGAACTTATCTGAATCCATTGAATGAACCCAATCAGTATTGCCACCCAAAACGTCGTGGCAGTGGGTTCTCATTCGGTTTCAACAAATCCATACCTCAAGACGACTATCGAATCATGAGAATGGTTGAAGCTGAAGTACCTGATATCGGTGTAGCTTCCAAGCAGTACTCGACACCAACCATGATTCAGCTTTGTCAAGCTGTCTGCTTGGCTGAACATGCACAGAAAATCTATGCTGGTTTGTTGTCTCATGATGAACCAGTTGATGTCACAATCACTGATGCAACGATTACTCAATGTTGCCAAGCAGTGTACGACAGTGGGTTATTCTTGCTACCTGATGATACCAAAGCATACACCACTGGTGTCATTGCTTACATCAGAACTACTACCGACGACAATGGTCAGAACGTAGACTCTACAACGTATGAGACTGTGAATGACAACAAGGAAGAAATCGTTGGTGCTATGGTTGATGTCATCAATCAGAATGTGTACCAAAACGTACCGCAAAGCACTGAGTCTTCTACGACGAAGACCAAGATGGTTGACGAGTTTGACCCATCTTTGCTCAATGCGATTGATGTCATGGCAAAGGGTGCAAACAAAAGTGGTCTCACACTCACTGATATCCTTGCAAAAGTTGACGAGAAAGATGAAGAGATTGCCAAGCTAAAGACTATCAAGGCTACAATATCTTCAGTTCCTCTGATACCTCAAGCATCTAAGGGCGAACAAGATGACCTTACTTACGAGGTCGTCATGGAGAAAGCCTCCAAGGTTTTCAACAAATCTGTCAAGGCTATGAAGTTTGATATACCAACGTTGGTATGGAAGAACAAGCAAGGCAGTGTAGTTCGACACCCAATGTGTCCAGAGGTTGACGACTACTATGAGTTCAGACCTCAACATCTAATCAAGTTCTTGTCGGCTCACTTGTTCGGTCAGAACATTTGGGTGCATGGTCACACTGGTACTGGTAAGACGACGTTGGCTGAGCAGATTGCTAGTCGTATCGGCTACCCAGTATTCAGACTCAACCTCGACTCTAACATGGAACGTGCTGACATTGTCGGCTCGAAAGAGATTGTGGTTGAGAATGGACAACCAACCACGACGTTCATTGAGGGTATGCTACCGAAAGCTATGGTCATGCCATGCTTCATGATACTCGACGAAATGGACGGCGGTATGCCTGACATCTTGTTTGCAGTGCAACGTGCATTGGAGAAGAAAGGTTTGGTCTTGACCGAAGATGGTGGTCGTCTTGTCGAGTCACACCCATACTTCAGATTCATTGCCACTGCTAACTCTCGTGGTCAAGGCGACGAGTATGGTTGGTATCAAGGTGTACGACCAATGAACCTTGCGACTCTCGACAGATTTGGTTCGTTCATCGAGGTTAACTATCTCGCCAAAGACCAAGAGGCAAAGCTGATATCTAAGCAGTTTCCAAGCATGGCTAGTGACAGAGTTCAACAAGTTGTGCAGTTCTGCAAAGAGATTCGTGAGGCTTTCCAAGGTGGCGAGTTGTCTACGACGATTAGTCCAAGGGGTGCTTTCGCTATGTGTCAGTACTTCTTGCATCTCAAAGACCTCATGCCTGACGAAAACCAAGCCATGAAGTCGGCAGTAGAAACTGTCATAACCGACAGAGCACCAATGGATTCTAAGCAAAGAGTCGTTGAGATTGCTCAAAGATGTTTTCAGTAAAGGAGAAACTATGCAGAATCGAAACATCAAATTTATTCCAGAGACTGGCGACCTAGATACACCTTACTGTACTGGTCGTGAGTTGATGGACGCAACCAAAACTGTTGTCAAGACTCTTGGTCGTGACAACAAAGTCACTGTGAACTTTGAGGGTAATCAAGCATACACCAACGGAGAACGTGTGGTGTTGCCTAGTTTACCTGATGACGCAGTGCTAACCAAACGAGAGGGTCTTGTAACTGCTGGGTATGCAAACCACGAGACCTTGCACAATCTTCTTACCAATCAACGACGTTCCAGTAAATCAGTGCAACTGAAACACAAGTGGCACACTGAGGGTAAGAAGTTTACCAAGTCGTTGCAGAATGGCATGGAAGATGTGCGGATTGAACGTGGCGGTATGGAACTCTACGTTGGTTTGCCCAAGTCCATTGACAAAACTGCACACTCTGTAACTAAGTCGTTCGTCGAAGATGTCTATCCTGAAAATCCTAACAAAGTGAATGACATCAAGGTGATTGGCTCAGTTGCAGTTACATGGGAGGGACGACGAAGACTAGGTTATCTCTCAGAATACAACCAAAAAGCACTCGATTTGTTACCGCCTCATGTGATGAAGTGGGTCAACCAAGTTGTTGATATCACAATGGCAATACCTCATGGCGTTACTGGCATGGGAGAAATCAACAGAGAGATTGCTTTCAAAGGCAGTGACGATTTGCACGAAACTGCGGAAAGGATATCGAATGAACTTGCAAAAGGAAACTACCCAGACGGAACCCCTTTACCTCCGACTACTACTGGAGGACAACGAGGGGGCGAAGAAACTGGCGAAGGAACTCGTGACACAAACGGAGGAAGAACTGGCGGAGTCACTGGAACTGGTCAAGCATCAGATGATGAAAGCTCTACTGGAGATAACTCTCAAGGGAATGAACGAGGCTCAGAAGATGAGTCTACTGGGGACGATAGCAACCAAACAAGCGGACACTCCCACGGAGCAACCAACCAAGACGCAGAGTCCGACCAAATAAATTGGGACGACCCAGTCGAAGTGAACCTTGCTGAAGCACTTGAGGATATCTTCAAAGGTGCTGAAAGCACTGGTAGCTATCGTGTTCATTCAAGAGACAACGACTATTGGTACAAGAGAAAAGACTGCAAGATATCTTTCGAGCCTATGCGGTCAGAAACATGGTCGGTGCTGAACCAAACTCACAGTGGTGTGTCGTATGACCAAGTAAAGAAAAGACTTGGTAATGTGCTTGGCACTATGAAACGTAAGCTTGAACTTGCTCTTGTATCCGAACAACGTTCAGAGATAAGCAGACGTAAGAAGCATGGCAGACTTGACTCAAGAAAGCTAACCAACGTTGTAAGCTTTGACACCGAGGTGTTCAGACGACGAGTGATGTCCACTGCTATCAACACTGCCGTCACTATCGTAGTTGACTTGAGTGGTTCAATGAGTGGTGGCAGATTGGAACTGGCAAGAAGTTGTTGTGTTGCAATCGCCAATGCACTTGAGAATACTCAAGTATCTCTTGAGATTGTCGGTCATTGCACCACACACAGAACCCTTGGCTCAACAGAGACAGATGTCTCAGAGCATCAAACCAAAATCAATCAGCGAAGATACAATCGTCGTGATGCCATTCGAATGGTAATGTTCAAAGGCTTTGGCGAACGATTGACTCATTGCAGAAAAGCTATTGGCGGTATGACTAACACGTCTCACTGTGCCAATGCTGATGGCGATGCTTGGTTGTATGCTTACGAGAGACTGATAAAGCAACCTCAACAACGTAAGGTTATGCTCTGTCTTTCAGATGGCTACCCAGCTTACAACTCTGACTACAACGACCAGTATCAGAGAACCTCTGATGTCGTTGCCTACATGAGTAAGCAAGTCGATGTCATTGGTGTGGGTATCCAATCTAAGTCGGTGAAGAACTTCTTTCCGAAGTATGTCGTTGTGAACGAACTAGCCGAACTGCCAAAGGAAGTCATGGACAAGCTAGGCAAGGCT